GAAAACGGATGTTTCCCAGGGTTTTTCGTGACGGGTGGTTTTGCCTACTGATTCCAGGGCATCACGATCAATGATCTTGACTCCCTTACCAACTCCCCAGTTGACCATCTGACCATACCAGTTGAAGGTAAAGATCACTCGTTCGGGATTGCCATCGGCTGCCGTTATTACATGATTGGTGAAGCTCTGTACCAGTGCTCCGGTTTTACCAATGCCGAGGGCAGTGATCTTCTTGATCCATTCTTTGATCACGATATCGGCCCAGGCTTCGACGGTGAGTTTTATGTTGGAGTTATCGGTCATGGATTAAAATTCGTTGTTGATGCTGAAGCCAAAACCGTAGCCATAGCAGCTGTCGGCCAGTGGTCCAATCTCGGAATAGTCGATCCGGGAGTCATCGAGTCCATAAGCCGGCTGACCATATTCTTCGGAGTCGAGTTTCATGCGATCGAATAGGGCAATGCCTAACGCGAGAGAGGTTTGTTTGGCCAGGACTCGGGATGCTGAATCGTTGATCCTGGCTTTGTCAAACACGTAGACATTGTGATATCCGGCCATGAACCTGCGATCGCGTAGATCGAGGAAACCGTCTCCGGAGTCATTAACCACCAGGCAGGGAAGTTTGATACCCCGGAGATCTGAGAGAACTTCTTCGAGCTGGGTGATGGATGAGACGCGTTTGATGTCTTTAATGCCTGGTACATCAGGCAGGATCGATGTGAAATATTCGAATTTATTAAACATTGCTTAGAGATTGAGAGGTTTCGATGCGTTTGTTGAGTTCGAAGAGTACTTCATGAACTTCAGTGGCTTTGATCTGTGGGTTGTGGGTGATATCGCCATCGTTGAGTGAGGAGATCATCCCCATCACGACCTCATCGGCAGGTGTGGAGAGTTGTGAATTTTCTTCACCATTGAAAATATAGGGGTATTTTTCAATGATCCATGATTTTACACCGGTATACCATAGATATACGATGTATTTCCGGTGAAGTGGGATTCGTTTGAATCTTCTGGACCATTTGTCCAGGCGACCATCGTCCCAGGTTTCATCCTGTTTATGATAGAAAATTGCCAGCATGTTATCGAGTGAGTGTTCGTCGTGGGTTGTGCTGTATTCATTGTAATGAGAATCAGCGACCAGGTATTCGCCCAGGGTAACGCCATAGAGCATGGAATTGCAACCGTAATAATTTCCAATGCGTTGAGGATTCTGAAAGAAATGTACCTCTTTTACCAGGTAATCTATTTTTGATACCATGGCTGCAAAGCGATCTACGTCCAGGAGAAAACGGGATCCCTTTTGATATTTGAATAGATAATAGAGTTGTTCGTCGATCAGGGTAGGATCCTTGTGTAGTAATTTCAATCCTGATAATTGAATGAAACAACGGGTCAGGAGTTCAACTTCATTGACACCGGACAGCAATAGCCTGGAGAAATATTCAAGATTGGAATGAGTCAGCTCACTCCAATCTTTGGGTACTATCAGTTCAATTTTCATATGCCACATGCTAAAAATGGACCATCAGCTGTAAGTGTTTTTTGTGCCAGGAACTGTGCATAGACATCACTTCCTTTGAAGGTAGGATAGTGATCCACATCTTTCATGATCGTTTTGCGGACGCGATTGATGAAACTGGTGCCAACTTTCTCATCTCCGATCGTGAAAAATGCAAATGCATAACGAAGGTTATCGATGATGTTTTCATTGTCATCAGATAGATCGTTATCGCGGAGTTGTTCGATGATTTCGTCAGATAATTCGGGTGAAATCTCAGGCTCTATGTTCAATTTTATGGCAAGTCTCATGGCTGGTTTTGCAGCAATGAAGGCCAACCGGTTGCCCGGAAATGGTGCAAAGCGACGAAAATCGGTGAGGTTGAAAATGTATGTGTCATAGACCAGGGTGTATGCCTTGGATTTCTTCCAATCGTCATGATATTCCTCGGAAACTTCAAGATATTCGAGTAGGGATTCAATTCGATCGGTCAGATCTTCGTTGAGTCCATCCTTCAGGGCATTGACACGTGCAGAGGATGCCGGTGCCAGGTTGGCATTGTTGGCTACTGCAAAACCATTCTCGGTTTCGACAAGATCGAGCTTTGGGATTGCCGTCAGATATCCTTTGTGTGAAACGACATCCATGAGCTTTGTCATCAACACCTCATCATCATCAGAATTAAGATCTTTTAACAGATCCGGGCCGGTAAATTCACGTACCATCCATTCTTCTGCCAATTCGAGGCTACGCTCGTAACGGCTGAATTCTGAAGTTGCTATTGTTGGGATGAACCTTTTTAGGGTATCAATATTATTGACTAACATTATCGGTTGGTGTTTGAAGTTGTTTTCCTGCAGGGTTTTTGTCAAGGGTTGTGAAATCGTAATCCGGCACGACAAACTCAAGATCTGCAGGCCAGTTATTGAAGCGTTTGATCAGATAGAAGGGTCTGAGTAGCTTATCGCGAATGGGTTGCATCATGGCGCTGTTGATCATGAACAGTTCGCGTTTATCCGTTCCTCCCATGCTTCCTTTGCTGGTTCCAAACGATGAGGCGATCAGGGAGTGCTGCACATTCATACCATAACTCATGATTGAGTTGACTTCGCTTGCATCTTCCAGAAATTCACCACCTTTGATGTCAACAGATACCGTTTCAATCGTGATGTATTTTTCTTCGACTGCAGAGTTACCAGCTGCTATCATCTCCTTGATGGCCATCAAACCTTTTCCGGAATTCTTATCTCCGGAGAGGAACTTGCTGAATTTGTCGAGTTCTTCTGTTTTACGGTTTTTTACGGCTGTCGGATCATTGGTATCGATCTTTTCTTCTTTGAAGATGTTGATCCAGTATTTTGGAGATATGTAAAATACATAGCGGACAGACAGGCCATTTTTCATCAAAGCATTTTTGAACTTTGGAATCATCATAGAATGATCGTACCAGCCTGAGCGGAATATTGCCCACCACTCGTTCCATTGATAATAGGTATGACCTGGTGTTTGAGGTGAGCACTGGAGAATGTAACGAGGTACGGCTACTCTACGACCGTTGATTCTATCCTGCAAGTCCTTGAGTGGGTTGTATCTGTTCAGGACTTCAGACACAGTGGTATTGTCAACACGTGCCTGACCTAGATTCCATCCATCAGAGTAAAAGTGCTTAACCAGGTTGCCTGTCCTTGGATCTACCATTCCCCAACGAGAGTAAAGCGCTTCTTTGCTCCTCAATGAGATGATCTTAGTTAGATCTTTAGTCAGGATGATTTCCGGGAATACATTCTTAAAATAATGGGCATCATAACATTGTTCATGGAAGTATCCTTTGATGTCATTATCTTCAAAGAACTGTAACACGTTAGGATCCCTACAGTCTTCCAGGTGCGAGTCCTTACCCTCATAAACCCTAATCTTAGGATGTACACCTTGAGCATAACAACTGTCTGCCTTGAACTTTAAGTTCGCTGATATGATCTCATTGTCTTCAACCTTCTCCATGATCAGGTTAGGAAGTCGGTTATCCAATCCCCAACAGACAACCTTATCAAGTCCTATATTGAGAGTCCATACAGGGTTGACTTCGAAGTTATCGCGTGTTGATTCCATCATGAAGATGGCCTTGGCTTCAGGTGCATAGGCTATATCGTCGATCTGCATTATTCCTGTTGAAGTATATACTTCATTTACCTGATTGATTACAGGTGAGTCTTCTGTCATAGTGAAACCTCCTGACCGTTATAGTTAATGATTGTGCAACGTCTTACTGTCCGGATCTGACCTGAAGGGATGAACTTGATGTTGAGTGTGCGTCCTGCAGAATGAAATGAAGTACAGATGCAACGATCGGCACTTACAATGTTTCCTTCTTTGGCAACAAACAACATGGAGAACTCACCTGTCTCTATGACCTTATGGATATTGGATAGGTTGATGATACTCATTGCTTTTTTTATAACAATGATAATGCAGGAGGCAAAAAAACTAAAGGACAATTAAAAAGAGCCCCTACATATTACGGGCAGCGCGATTACGGTAATTACCGAAACGTTTCAGCGCGGTGCGGGGTCAATGGGCGGAAATTTGGGAAAATTTTACCGTTTTTAAACGTGTTTTTACTCACTTTTAAAGAGTTGATTTTGGATTTCTGTGAATGTTGTGCGGATTTGGGTTTTAGAAGAATCCACCGGTGCTTACCGGCGCCTGACTGATGGAATTCACAGGATAGAGATTCATTCCAAGGAACAGAGTATCAAATGCATCTGTGCCATCTGTCCGGTATTCGAGTAGATCTTCCTCGGTTTCTGCCAGTTTTTCACCGGCTTTATCCTTTTGCCAGCCGTTTGGACCTACTTTAACACCGCATAGTTCCATTGCCAGCTTCAGGGCTTCATTGTTGGCTTTATTGATCTGTGGATAGAGATACTTTTGCCCTTTGAATGCCTGGTCAATCATCAGGTACTTTTCATGATGTTTTACAGGATTTCCCATGTGTTGACGGGTCACATTCCACCGGTTCTTCTCGAATTGACTGCAAATCGCAGAGGCGAAGTCTTCTTCGTTCAGGGCGTAGTTGGATCCCAGGGCGGTGGTGTCGAAATAATAGATTACTTCTTTGGTGGGATGGTAATGATAATATTCACAGAAGTCGTCTACAAGCTCTCTGAGTTTGCGATTGTACTTGACATAGAAGGATTTCAATACATTCATCCTGATGCCCTCAGATTGGCCAACAACGAGCCAGTTGATGTTGGCATTGTAGTCGAAGGCAACGCAAATGGGTCTATCCGGATTGAGATCTCCATCCTGCCGGCAGTCTTCTTTCTTGAATTTGTCCAGGTTATAATTCAGATCCAGGAGAAAGCTGTTATTGAATGCAGTATAGAAATGTTTCTCCTGCAGGGATGGATAGAAGCCATCTTTCAGTTTACCAGGACGAATGCAAAGGATAGAAGTCAGGAAGATGAGTGGTGGAAGGTCACGCTTCATGGTGGCAATGTACTTCTTGCCTAGAAGTTCTATGTTTTCTATGGTGGACCACTCGCGATAATATACTGCAACAGAACGGAACTGTGCGAGTTTCAGGGTGTATTCCTGGATAAGTCTTTCCGTATAACTTGTCTGAGGTTTGGCGATTTCTTTGGCGCGTTCTAATGCCATGTACTGAATCATATTGATCAGTTCCGCATCCATTTTCTTTTTGTAATTCAGGAACCAGGATCCTTTCTTCGTGGTTGGCATGTCGGAAACAAAGAGCATGGAGTTTAACCAGGGAGAGTTTTTCCACGGACCTTTGAAGCCTCCATTTGCCGGAAAGGTTTCATCTTTGAGTTTATCGAAGTTGAGGAACTTCGCCTCGTCCCCCATCACATACTGAAGGGTTAAAGAATTGGAAGATCCGGGGATGTCCTGGC